GCAAAGCACAAAGCGAAAAAGGGGAAGACCTAAGAAAAATGCCACTTAAAAAGTCACAAAAAAGTCTTAAAAACTGGACAAAGCAAAAGTGGCGAACAAAGTCAGGAAAAAAATCCTCTAAGACTGGGGAGCGTTACTTGCCTACGGCTGCTATAAAGGCTTTGTCACCACAGGAATATGCAGCCACAACAAGAGCAAAACGCAAAGGTACAAAGAAAGGCAAGCAATTCGTTAAGCAACCTAAAAGCATAGCTAAGAAAGTTAGAAAGTATAGATAATGTTACAGAACTTGATAGGACCTGTTACAGGTCTGTTAGATAAATTTATAGAGGATAAGGATCAAAAGGCACAGCTTGCTCACGATATAGCTACGATGAGCCAGAAACACGCCCAAGAACTAAGTATTGCTCAGATAGAGGTTAACAAAGCTGAAGCACAGTCTGGCTCACTGTTTAAGGGCGGCTGGCGACCAGCAGTTGGGTGGGTCTGTGCGATTGCGTTCCTATACCATTTTCTCTTAAAAGACATAATTATATTTGTATGTGCATTTGCAGGAGTAGAAGTGCCAGACCTACCAGAGTTCGACATGAGTACGTTGCTTACAGTTCTAGGTGGTATGCTTGGAATTGGCGGCTTGAGGACATATGAGAAGCAAAAAGGACTAACAAAATAGCATCCATCAAATGCGATGTATGTGGTCACGACATGGAGAACGTAGATGGAAGTATGCGTTGTAAATACTGCCAATACTTCTATGATATGAACAAGGAGTGGATAGATTTTGTTCACAAGAAATCGACTATAAAAAAGGAGGAGGAAGACGATGGATTATAATTATGATGACTGCATAGTAATGCTGTTGCACCACGAAGGGGGGTATGTGAATCATCCAAAAGACCCAGGCGGTATCACAAATTTGGGAGTTACTAAGAAAGTATACGAAGAATATCTTGGTAGAGAGGTGACAGTTGACGAGATGAAGAACCTTCAGCCATCAGATGTAAAGCCTTTATACAAGAAACTATACTGGGATCGATGCAAGTGTGATGATTTGCCAAGTGGATTAGACTGGGCTGTGTTTGATTGGGCAGTAAACTCTGGTACAGGTAGAGCCGCTAAAGCAGTGCAAAAGATATGTGGGGCATCTCAAGATGGAGCGATAGGTCCTAAGACATTAGCCTTAGTGGAGGGGCAAAGCCCACACTATATGATAGAACAGTTCGGTAAGATACGACAAGAGTTCTATGAATCTCTTAAAACATTTGATACATTTGGTAAAGGTTGGACAAGGCGTAATAAGGAGACAACCGAAAAAGCCATGAAGATGATGGAAGAAGATGACGACTAAAAAGAAAGACCCTAGATTAGCCAGAGCAGGAGTTAGTGGTTATAACAGACCAAAAAGAACACCGAGCCACCCAAAAAAATCGCACATTGTTGTTGCGAAGGAGGGTGACAAGATCAAGACCATACGCTTTGGTCAACAGGGTAAGAAAGTCGGAACAGTCAAAGGCACAGCAGGAAAGCCGAAAGCAGGAGAATCAAGACGAATGAAGATGAAACGTAAGAGCTTTAAGGCAAGACATGGTAAAAATATAGCTAAAGGCAAGATGTCAGCGGCATATTGGGCAGATAAAGTTAAATGGTAAAAAAAGCTACCATATTTATTTTTATGTTTAATTTGTGTTATTTTGAGCTTTTGGCTTACGAGATTATATGGTAAAAAGTTATATAGAACTTTTTAGAAAGGTTATTGATGGCACTTCCTTTAATACTAGGATTATTAGGATCAACACTCGGCACAGGAACAGCGATAGGAGCCTTGGGAGCAGGGGCTTTAGGTTCTGGTCTAGGTAGGTTCTTAGAGACTGGAGACTTTGAGGAAGGGTTAAAAACAGGTGCAACAAGCTTCCTAGGGGGTAAAGTCTTGGGAAGCGTACTTGGTGGTATGGGTGGACAGACGGCTGATGCGGCTAAAAACATAGCAGGATCACCCACATACGCTGAAGCCGCTAATATTAACCCAAAATTGTTCTCCTCTGGTGTAGGTAAAGTAGGAGATGCCGCAAAGTACTTTGGTGAGTCAAACCTAATGGGTGGACTGCAAGCCGCAGCTACAAACCCAATAACACTAGGACAGGCAACCATAGGTCAGTCTATGTCTACACTGCCAGAGCCTCCAAAAAAAGATGAAATACCTTTTGAAAACAGAGAAGCTATGGCTCCTCCAAGATTAGCAAGACGACAGCCACCGCCTGGCTTTAGACCTGGCTACATGGGTGAGTTTGATTACGGGGTAGCACCAAACTATAACGTAAGGTATATGTCATCAGGTGGTCTAAACAATCCTGAAAAAGCAGACTTAGATAACGATGGTCAGCTTTCGTCCTACGAAAGAAAGCGAGGAGAGGCTATAGAGAAGTCTATTGCTGAGCAGGGTAAATTTGCTGGTGGTCTCTTAGGACTACTAAGCAATAAAAAAGTACAAGACTTGCTAGGAAATATGGCAAGCACAGGCAAGGGTATGGGTGTCGCCGCTCTTATGGACACACCACAAGCTAGAGCAGAAGCTAACTTCATGCGAACTGGTGAGTATAGTCCAGAAATGCAAGGAATGAGAGAGGGTGGTCAGCCAGAAGATTTAGGTATGACAGAGAGCGAAGACGAAATAATGATGAACGCTATAAATGCCCTCACAGGAAAAAGCGAAAACCCAGACGAGGACATACAGACATTTGTGCAGACATTTGGAATGCAAGCCTTAAAATTATTACAAATGCAAATCTCCACAGGTAAGATAGGAGATATGAAACAAGGATTGCCTGGCTTGATAGAGGGTGAGGGCGATGGTATGAGCGATAGTATTGATGCTGAGCTTGTAGAAAAAAGAGGTAGAGAAGGTGGTCAAAAGCAACCACTAAAAGTAGCAAACAATGAGTATGTTATAGCGGCTGATGTAGTGTCTGATATAGGCAACGGATCAACAGATGCAGGTGCCGATAAACTAGATAAGCTTATGAAAGAAGTAAGAAAAGCAAGACATGGCACAGATAAACAGCCACCAGAGAAAAATATGATGGCTGTTATGAAGAGGGCAATCGCATGATGTTCAGTGCAGTTCCTAAGCAGGTACTAGATGTAGTATGGGAAGATGTTAAGAAAGTGCTAGAACCTGCTGTTAAAACAGCTAAGGGAAAGCTAAGCATCAGTGACGTATACGACTATGTAAAGAAGGGTGTTTACGAACTTTGGGTTGTCATGGAAGAAACAAAAATAGTAGCCGTAATAACCACTCGTGTGATAGAATATCCAGAACGTAGAGCTTTGGCGATGGATTTTATTGGTGGCAGTAAGATGAAAGAGTGGTTGCCAGAGGCTCAACGCACCCTAGAAAGCTTTGCCAAAGACAATAATTGTAGTCATTTAGAAGGTTATGGTAGAAAAGCATGGAAAAGATGGCTAGATAAATACGGATGGGAACCAGATTACATAGCATATAGGATGGAAATAAATGGGTAAAGGTGGTGGAGGAACAACCGAGACTAAATCTACAGTAACTCAGACTAATTTACCTGAGTACGTCAGACCTTATTTTGAGAGACTGTTAGGTAGAACAGAGGCTGAGTCCAAAAGGGAGTATGAGCCTTATGGTGGTCAGCGAATAGCTGATACCAGTCAAGACCTCTTGACATCAGAAGAAAGAGTCAGAGACATAGCAAGCACAGGTTTGCCTGGCATACAGACAGCTTTAGATAGAGTAGGTCAGTCTATAGACTTTACTCCTCGTCAGTTTACGGCAGCGGAAGCAGAACAGTATATGTCACCATTTCAACAGCAAGTAACCGATAGAGCCAAGCAAGCAGCGATTGATGACTACAGACAACAAATAGCAGGAGGTCGAGCCAGTGCTATATCGGCAGGTGCTTTTGGTGGTTCTAGAGAAGGGGTGCAAAGAGCGTTAGGAGAGGAAGCTCTATACGATAGACTAGCTGATATAGATGTACAGGGAAGACAACAAGCGTTTGACAAAGCATCATCTCTGTTTCAAGCAGACAGAGCGGCAGACTTCCAAGGTCAGCAGTTAGGATTAGGAGCGGCGAATCAGTTTGCCAATCTATCTGAAAGAGCTAGGGCAGGTGATGTCGATGCGGCTCGTATGTTAGAGCAAATAGGAAAAGCACAGATGGCAAGAGATCAAGCATCTCTGGATATGGGTTATCAAGACTTCATGCGACAGCAAGCTTTCCCACAAGAAAAGCTTGGACTGTTTTCTTCTGTATTAAGAGGTATACCAGTAACCCCATCACAAACAACATCAACACGAATGCCGTATGATCCGTTTGGAAGAGCCATAGGTCTAGGATTAACAGCACTCGGTGGTGCCAAGTATTTTGGATAGGTAATGTTTAATTTAATACAACTACAAGACAGACTTAGAGGTTTTAGCGAGGATCAGCTAAAACAATTCTTGCAAAGACCTGATCCAAACATACCTGATTTTATGGTCATGGCAGCTCTGGACGAGAAGAATGATGCAAAAGTCCAAGAAGCTCAGATGAAAGCACAAAATCAACCATCTGTTAGAGAAGAAATGTTAGCAGTGGCAGGACTACCTGCTATGGAGGCAGGACAAATGGCTTCTTCTATGGCTCCAAAGTCTGATGTCAGAACAAATACGGGTGGCGATGAGATGATGACAATGGCAAGACTAGCCGAAGATATGCCAATGGAAGACGATATGGAGGAAGACGAAGAGCTAGATATCGTAGAAACACCAGTAAGAAAAGCAAGCTATGGTGGTTTGATGAATATGGCAATGCCATTAAGAAATAATATGGTTACAGACATGAGGCAGCGTCCTGATCCTAATCAAAGATTAATGCTTGAGAATGCATTACAGCAGAGAAGGGGTTTTAGGTCGGGTCTTGATAATCTAGGTCGTGATATATCGGGTAGAGTACAGAATAGGACGCAAGAAGAAGTGCAAGATTTTGTTGGTGAGGTTGGCAACATGGCTCAAGAAAGATTTGATGTAAATCTATCCGAGCCTAGCATGGCACAAATGCAACGAAGAGAAGTTACAGGAGGTATGTTTGGTGGAAAAGGTATGCCTCCTATGAGAATGGCTATGAAAGAGGGTGGTATTGCAAGTATGCAAGGTGGTGGTAGAGGTATGTTTACCGATCCTAACTTCAATCCATCTATGGGATTATTCCCTACAAGAGTTAGACCAAGACCAGCAGAAGCCCAAGGTCAAGGTTTGTTAGGTAGTATGGGATTTGATCCAAATAAATTTCAGAGAACAGATTGGGATGCACAGTTTGGTAAATACTATAATGCAGACGGAACATTAAAAGATGAGTTTAAACAAAACGTAGCATCAGCTGCAATGAATACGGATGATCAACCTGATTCGGTTCGTGATGCACAGAGAATGATGGATATTAATGAAATACCTGAGCGACCAAAAAAGGACGATGAGAAAAAACCACCTCCAGGCACAGATGACCCTGCACCAAGAGGTTTTTTAAGTGATCTCACAGCAAGCTTAGATAAGATGCGAGAAGACCAGAAAGAGCAAATGGAAAAAAATCAAGCTCTAGGTCTTATGCTAGAGGGTATCAATTTATATAAAGACAGAGGTGTGCCTGGCGAGAAAGCAGGTGAAGGTCTAAAGTTTATGGGTCAGCAGACACAAAAAGTACAAGATAGACTGGCACAACTACAAGGTCTAGAGGCTAAGATAGGAATAGCAGGAGCAACACTAGCACAGAAAGATAGAGCAGTAGAGGCGGCTATACAGAAAGCCACTGCAAAACAAGGTCTGTCTGCAAAAGATGCTTTAGCGAGATACACAGCGTTATCAACCAAGATTATAGAGTTGGAGACAGACTTAAATAGAGATGATTTGGTTTTAGATGAGACTAAAAAAGCCGCTTTAGAGAACAGTTTAGCAGGATTAAAGAGGGTAAAGGAAAGACTAGAAGGTCAAGCTTTGGGTCTCATGGGAGATAATATCTTAGATAATGAATTTTTAAAGGAGTTATACGAAGTAACGACACCTAAAAAAGAAGACAAGTAGGTGAAAAATGTCATTTAAGCTTATACAAAGCCCCACAACTGGAAAATACTACCCAGTAAAAATAGAAGGCGACACTCCTACAGAGGACGAAAAGCAAAGAATAGCTGAATATCTCCGACAGAGAGAACAGCTAATAACCCCACCAGAAGAAGAACAGCAGTACGAAGCCCGATCAGGAATATTAGGCGCGTTTGACGTTGGCACAGATTACATGGGTAATCAGATAGGCTCCACACTGGAGGGTATAGGTAAGGTGCTAGGCATCGAATCACTAGAAAATTATGGTGGAGAGATGGCTGAATCCTATGCAGAGTCAGGGTCTCAGAAAGCAGAGGGTCTCACACGACTGGGTGAGGTCGAGGGGGTAGGATCAGGTGCGAAGTTTGCAGGTGAAGTTCTCGGTCAAGCCGCACCACAGATTGGAACAGCGATAGCCGCAGGAACAGGGTTAGCGTTACTGGCTCCTGCATTGCCATTCGCTGCAGTTATAGGTGGTATAGCCGCCACATTGCCATTGTTATATGGTGCCAACAGAGAAAGACAAAAAGAAGCCGATATAGCAGAAGGTAGACCAGTAGAAGTGGATGAAGGAGCTGCGGCTATAACAGCGTTGGGTCAGTCAGCGTTAGAAAGTTTGAGCCTTAGATTTTTGACCTTAGCCAACAAGGCAGGTCTAAAAGTTAACGCTAACTATTTTAAAGAAAATCCTGCATCAGGGTTGTTTACCAAGCTTGTAGACAAAGCACCAAGAACAACACGAGGTGTGGCAGGAGCGGCTAGTGGTGCATCTGTCGAATCACTTACAGAAGCAGGACAGCAAATGCTAGAAAGGATGCAAGCAGGTCTAGATATAGCTAGTGACGAGGCATTAGAAGAGTATCTAGAGGCGGCGGTAGCAGGAGGTATAGTCGGTGGTACATTAAAAGGTGGTGTTAGTGCCATATCTGATCCAAATGCCAAGAAAGCCAAAGAAGAACTACAAAAGAAGAACGAGCTAGAAGAAGACGACAGAATAGAGGGCGTTCAAGATCAAGATGCTATGGATAATATTAGGCAAACTGTCAATGCCCAAGACCTAAAAATACAGTCTAATCAAGAGGGTGTAACGAATCAGACGCTTTCAGAGCAAGACATCATAAAGCAGATGAGTCAGAAGACAAAACAGGCACGACCTGTAGAGCCTGACGAACTAACATCAGATGAGAAAGCTCGACTAGATGAGTTTAGAAGAGCAAGGAATATACCCTTAGATGAGCCAATAACATTACAAGAAGTAAGATCAGCGTTAGGTGATCAGGCTGTAGAGAGATTAGCTGTCAATCAAGGCATGACAGGGGCAAGAATTAACTACGCAAAACTAAGTGGAGCGAAGCCTTTTAATCAACAGCAAGTAAACAAGGTAATAAATGCTGTAAGAAAATCTAAAAAAGAAACGCTAACAGAAATAGAAATAGATAATCTCATATCTGGTCAGATAGATAGTAAGTCTTTTGAATTAATAGAGGGCATAAAAAACGAGTTAATAGATCAAGGTAAAATAAGGCTTACAGCAAGACAGGAATACGATGTAAATACCAAGAAATTAAGACCAATAGGTAAGGCTGAGTTTAGCAAGACGTTTGAGCTAGAGGGTGAGGTAGCTAGAGAGGCTAATAGACTAGAGAATGATGCCAAGAAAGCTAAAGAAGACTTAGAAAAAAAGCGTAAAGATATAGAAGAGCTAGAGATAAGGGTCAATAGACTAGAGCAAATGCGAAACCTTGACCTATATGATGCTAAAGATATGGAGATCGCCGCTAAGTATTTGAAGTCTGAAGAGGGAAAAGCGTACCAAGAGATAAAGGTAACAGACCCTGAAAATATAGAGCGAAAGTTGGTTGCATCCGTATCAAAGAGAATAAACAAAACTTTAGGTAAAAAAGGTGACTTGAAAAATGAGCCTACAGGTCTACGAAAAACACTAAAAGATGCCAAAGAAGACAAAGATAATCTTATTGGCTACATAGAGAATACAGAGAACGCATTAAAATTTGTAAATACAAGCGATTTCACCACTGAAAACTTAAAATATGGCAAGAAGGTTGACCCAAACGAGTACAACCCAGAGGCACTACAAGATAGGCTAACATTTAAAGAGAGAGTTTTGACTGAAAAAGTCGCAGAAAACAAAAGAAAAGCATCACAAAGAACTCCTGAAGAAAAGAAAGCCGCTAGGCAAGAGGTTGACAAGCTTAGAAAAGACATAAAAGAACTAAAAGATGCCATAGCTAACCCACCAACACCTGTTCAGAAAGATAACGCAAAGAACGATGGAAACGCCATACGGGAGGCAGCGAAAGTAACAGCTAAAAAGAGGCTAAAACCTCGATATATAAGAAAACTAAAGAATATGCGAACTAGCTTAGTTAAGTATCTAAAGAAGATGAACTTAGCAGATGATATAATCATACAGCAAGCAAATATGATAGACCCCGATCAGCCTTTTGTAACATACGCAGACGAGAGAAAGGGCGAGAACGGAAAACGAATCATCACTATCGCTATGGATTTGTTTGACCCAGATACAGTGATGGATGAGGAGGGTGCAAAGACTGTATATAAGAGGCTAAAAAGCACCCTAAACCACGAAATACTACACTCTCTAAGAGAACTACAGCTTATTACGGAGGCAGAGTATCAGTCATTAGTGAAAGCTGCCTCAACAAGAAAGAGAGTAGTGCTTAGAGATGGCAAGACAGTCACTAGAAACTACACTTACCTAGATCATGCTAAGCATCTTTATCTAAAAGAAATGTTTCCAAATATGTCTGAACAAGACTTTAACGACATGGTGCAGGAAGAGGCAGTAGCAGAGATGTTTAGGGATGTTCTTGACGACAAGTTGCCAATGACAGGCAAACCAAGAACGTTACTAAACAGAATCATAGAGTTCTTCCGATCTTTATTCTTGGCACATCAAGACAATGGCATAACCTCTGTAGAGCAGATATTCGAAGATGTTCGATCTGGTACTATAGGTAAGACAAGAGAATCAAAACAGAAAGACATTGATCGTGGTAAGAGACTATCTATCAGTCAGGTTCTTACAGATGCCGAGAACAACTACGAGAGTTACAAGTATAAGAACAAGTTGTTCAAAGAGACCATGCAAGCTATGGAAAAAGAGGGTTACAAGTTTGATCCTATAACTATGGAGTTTCTAGGTCTAAAAGAGGGTATGGAAATAGCTCCTCCGTTAGAGCATTATGTGGCTAATCTATTTACCGACAGAGGTCTGGAGTTCTTACAAGCTAGACATTCTGGTGACAGACGTAGAAACCTAGCATCTCTCTTCCAAAAACAAGTTGGTCTTAGACAAGCTGAAATAGATCGACAACCAATAGAGCAAGACATGAGTTTTGAGCCTAATCAAGAGGCACTCGATAAGATACGCTTTGACTTGTGGAAGATAACACAGGCTCAGTTGGCACATCTACCAGATAGAATACCAATATTCCGAATCGGACCTGTAGACTCCAAGAATCTATACAAAGGGCAGATGCACTCTTACTCTCTATCGCCAAATCCAAAAGAGATGGGTCTGTATAAGAACAGAAGAAGCTTTGCTTACAAAGAGTACATCAAAGAAAGAAAGAAACAGATAGGCATATTTGGTAGAGGTCAAGTAGAACCAGAGATACTTGGCTATCTTGTGGATAAAGAAGACATAGTTGTGGCTCCTAATCTAGGATATGGAGATATATTTAACAATGACCCAGAGCAAGAGGTCGTTGTAAGACCAAGCGATGTGATGCGAGTTAACATCGAGGAATACGAGAATATCTACGGCAAGCCAGATGTTAGAGTTAGAAAGTCTGTTGGTAGAAAAGTATATGATCCATCTGACATAGAGAGAGGTCAAGAGCAACTTGAGAACTATGCAAATTACATAGAAAATGGGTATACAGGAAACACAGATTTCTTAATGTCAACTGAAGTACCAAATCAATTTAGTCTTTTGCAACAAAATATGGCAGACAACGTAACAGAGGCATGGGCTAACTCAGGATTTTATGACGAAGAATATCCCGTGCAAAAATTTGAATCTAAAAAATACGAGGGCGAAGAGTATACCATGAAGGATATGCTCAATAATTATAATTATCTTACAGTAAAATCTTTACAAGCACTCGGTAACAGTGACGTTTCACGACAGCTATTGGAAGAGTATTCCGAAGGTAACACTGAGCTTATGGATGAATATAATAAATTGCTTGATGAAGCAAAGAAAGTATCCATAAGAACAGCCCCTGAGAACAAAGAGTTTAGAAAGAAGTCAATAGGTAGACTTATAAAAGACCCTGTTCTTTACAATATGTCCTCTCTACCAGATGTAGACCTAGACACGCTAAAGTTTAAAACAAAGATAGGTGAAGATGACATCGAAAGAACTTTAGTAGAGGCTGTCAGAGATTACTACGAAGAGAGATTAGAGAGGGCAGGTGAGGACTTCAGAGTAGACTATACTGACCCAAGTCCAGAAACACTAGAAAGAATAGCTACCATCATGGCGGCAGAGGCAGAACTAGCTCTAGCTAGAGATGGTAACGCTATAGGATGGTACGACAACAAGCTGAAGTTGGCTAAGAAGTTGTTCGCTATGGTGCATCCAGAGTTGATGCCAGACCCAGAGACTATGTCACCAGTAGAACTGATGGAGGCTAAGAGACACGAGGCAGTATTTGATTATGCACTAGCTGTTACCTCTAACGGAACACCAGTTATCGACAATGCTAAGTATGCCATACAAGCATATAGATCATGGGTAGATACAGGTAAGTTTGAAGTAAGAGGATATGGCGACAAAGTCGATCCTATGAAGAAAGCCTTTGAGTTCTACAATGCGATGATAGATAGATATCAAGGTAATACAGTCGGTATCGCTGAGTTTCTAGATGAAAAACTAACTGTAAGAGAGATTAAGGATAACGAGTTTATAAAGCAGTTAGAAGAAGACTACGGACTAAAACTCACAAAGAATTTATCTCAAGAAACTATGGACACAGAGGTTAGTATATCTGCTCTCATGGGAGCCAAGATAGGTAATGGTTTTTATCAAAACCTCAGAGGCAACTACAAAAGCCTCACTATGGATAGATGGTGGCAGAGATTTTATAATAGAGTTACAGGCAACCCATACTATCGAACACAAGATAAGACAAAGATAAAGGTCTACAATCAGTTTCTTGAGCAACTAAAAAGACCAAAGAGAGAGTTACCAGATATAGATAAACAAGCTCTCAAGTTGGCTACGGAAGCGTTAGCCAATCCTCTAATTAAGAAAGGTAAGTTTGACGGCACTGTCCAAGAGGTGGACGCTAACGTCATAGCTCTAGCATCTGCTTTTGCCGCAGAAAGAAATAGAATTTATCAATCCATATCCAACGAGGGTACGGAGGGTATGAAAGCAGGAGCGGCTAGAAGTAGAATAGTAGCCGAAAATAGACGAAGAGCAGGTATCGCTGAGAATACCGAGATGTCCAAGGTGGCTAACAGTATGGAAAGAAACTTTGGTTTGTCTCTTCAGGAGATGCCAAGAACTGGAACAGAGAGATCATATCAGAGAAGAGCCACTGAAAGAGCCATAAAAATATTAGAACAAGATAAGATTATCAAGCCAGGAACCCTGTCTATGGCTGATTTCCAAGCGTTAATGTGGTTCCACGAGAAAAGTTTATTTAAAGATTTAGGTATTGCTCAAGGTGGTGGTCGTGAAAATGACTATGTAGATGGAGCAATAGCTGTTTTAAGAGAGGAAGGTATAACCGATGACAATATTCAAGAAGCACTCCCCACAACAGATAGATTCAGAGTCACTGGTGGAGTTAATCCCAACTCAGGAAATGCCGAGGTTCGTACTAGAGCTACAGAAGTTAGTGGAAAAATCCAAGAGTTCCAAGAGCAAGCAGAAGTCGATCAAGAAATCCGTGCCAGAAATCAAAGACACAAGGATCGTGTAAATGAAAGACGTAAGAGTATTGGTCGAATAGTCGAGGGTACATTAAAGCAAAATAGGACTGTCGAAGATTCACCTAGAGCAGATGTAAAAGAACATAATCACAAGATGTTATATACTGCTTCTGCTAACGCTATAGCAAGAGCCTTGCAAGGTGCGTCTAAGATTAGAGTTATCTATGGTGGTAAGCCTTTAGAAACAGCAGAGGCTAGAAAAGTTAGCGATAACTTTATTCGAAAGATACAAGACAGAACAATACCTATCGCCAGGATGATAGATGAGCTACAAGAGAAAGGTCTCAAGCTTACAGACGCTATCGATCCTATACTCCGAGAGCAACTCATGCACGGGAAAGTCGGTGACTTACTGGATACAAAGCAGAAAGGTATCTATAAGGCTGTATTAGATGTCATTCAAAGATTTAGATACTCTGATGCTGAGATAGAGGCATTGAAAAGAATATCACGAGAGGCATCTGATCCTGATCAGCAGGGATATGTAGCGACAGCGATAGATTCGTTCAAGCCTAGTTTGTACAAGAGGTTGTTGTACGGTGAAGATAGCAAGCAGTTGGTTATGGCAGAAGCATATTTGTATGCCCTACACGCCAAAGAGAGAAACGATTATGTAAAACGAATCGATAGAAACGAGATCAATAAGAATACAGATCGTGGCTCAGGGATGTCTAATACAGAGGCTGATGCAATAATAACTTGGTTTGAGAGAAACAGCCCAGAGGGATTGCTAAAAGATTTACAAAGAACTGTCCAAGATGTAGTGGCTGACACTAATGCAACCAGACTAGAAGGCGAGTTGGTTCCGTTGTTTGACAGAGGCTCAGGTTGGAATAACTATGTGCCTTTGAAAGGCGTATTCCACGCTGAAGACGAAACACAGGACTATGCTAACAGAGGTAAATATACTAAGCCCTTGTTAGGTGCCAGAGGGCAGGAAGATACAAAGGTAAAGGGTAGATTAGATTATTCACCAAACATACTAGCTAATCTTTTCACACAAAACTCTACGTCTACTATCAATGCAGAAAGAAATAGAGTGGGTCTATCCATGTTGAACCTAATACGAAAAGACCCAGATATGCTTAGAGAGTTTGCTTTTATCGACAACATAACACCGAAGAGACGAGTTGTGGACGCACGAACAGGGGTTCTAAGCACAAGACCTGTCAGCAACGTGGAGATATGGAATGATCCAAACGTCCTTATAGTCAAAGAGGGTGGTCAAGAGATAGTGATTCGTTTTAATAGCTCTGTCATTGCAGGTGCATTCAGAGGAGATACAGGTCAGTCGATATTACCAGAGTCAGTGATTCGAAATCTAGGTAAGTTCAACAGGTTTCTCTCAAGCATAAACACATCCTATAACCCTGCCTTTATAGCACCAAACTTCATACGAGACGTACAGACAGCATTGGTAAATATAGATCAATACGAGGGAGGAAACCTAAAGAAGAAAGTATTTGCAGATGCTTGGAGAATGAGCCGTGGTGTATATAGAGCAGAGGCAAAAGGGGATGTGGATACTGAAGAGGCAAAGCTATACAGAGACTTTGTTAAGTTTGGTGGTAAAAACGTAAACAACCAGATGACCACACTGGAAGATCAAGCCAATGACATAACTAAGATACTCAACACAATATCAGAGGGTGGATTAGTTGGAAACGTCCAGAAGATGCGAAATGGTTGGGTTGGAAAAGGTACAAGCAATGTCCTCAGCTTTGTAGAAAACATGAACACAGCGGCGGAGAATGGTGTTCGTGTAGCGACATACAAAGCTTTATTAGATACAGGTAAGTATAGCGAAGAGCAAGCCGCACTAGCCGCTCGTAACATCACAGTGAACTTTGCAAAGGGTGGTGAATACAAGAATACATTTAACTCTCTCTATCTATTCTTCAATGCATCCCTACAGGGTAGCTTTGCACTACTAAATGCATTCTCTAAGTCTGCCAAAGTAAGAAAGACATGGATGGGTATCTTTGCTTTAGGCATCATGCTTGATCAGTTGAACGCTCTCATCTCCGATGAGGACGAAGAGGGTATGCTAGAGTACGACAAGATCACAGACTATATGCTAGAGCATAATATAGTTATCGGTAACGTAGGTGCTTTTGCCATAGACAAATTCACAGACAAAGACCTTGAGTACAAAACATTCGCAACAATCCCCCTCCCATATGGAGTTAACATGGCATATAACTTTGGTAGAGCCTTGAGCCGAAGAACCAGAGGTGGATACACAGGGGCAGAGACAACTAGCACGATATTCTCCACGACACTAGAGGCAGTCAACCCACTGGGTGGTGCCGAGAGTATAGGTAATTTAATTATGCCCACAGTTGCAGACCCATACGTCAGCTTGTCTCAGAACATAGACTACGATGGAACGCCAATATACAAAGAGGTTTCTCAGTTTGCAGTGGGTACACCAGATAGTCAGTCTTATTGGAACAGTGCCTCTCCCATGTCTGTAGCTACAGCACAAGCGATAAACGCTTTGACAGGAGGCTCTACAGTTAGAAAAGGACTTGTGGACTTTTCACCAGACACATTGGATTACATATTCGGTTACTTCACGGGAGGAGCAGGAGCATTTGTCCAGAGGACTATGACGGCAGGATACAAGGTTACATCTGGTGAGGCTTTCCAAGCATTTGAAGATGGACTTGAGGCAGAAGAGGTTAGAGAGGGTATACGAAGAGTGCCACTTGTTAGAAAGCTTGTCTACTCTACGTCAGAGCGTGAGGACACAGGTAAGTTTATAGAGAAAAGAAACCAAGTCTTTATAGCAAGAAAAGAACTCAAAGCTGCGATACAGAGTGGTGACAGGTCAGAAGTTCTAGCTGTAAGACAGAAGTATCCAGACGAACTAAAGATATATGGAATAGTAAGAGCCATAAACGGAAAGAGACAGAAACTAACTGCTGTTAGAAATAAGCTACTACGAATGCCTAAAGATAGAATAAGTGATTCGGAAAGAGATAGAAGATTAGAAATACTAGATAAGAGAATACAAAAGCTTATCGAAAGAGGTAATGCCGTTATGAAAGGTATTGATGTTCCATTCTTAACGGCACTAGGTGTGGGTGTATAAAAGTTACTTATAACTTTTTTTTCCAAAAGACTTACGATGGATAGCTTTTTGCTTTTCTAATTCCTTATTCAAGTCTGCAATAGCATCTATCAAGCAATCCATCTTTATAACAACGGGCATTGCATCATAATGCTCTGTAAAATAAGCCTTTAGTTCTTCTGCATATATATCATATCTATGTTTAATCATAATTGACTTGTGTCTCATTCTATACTCACTTTCGTAAACATTGGTGTTTCCCCCATGATTCGCTTCTCTGCTATGTCGACATAGTCCTTGTTTAGCTCTATAACTGTTGCATTTCTGCACAGTCTATCTGCTACCAGACCTGTGGTTCCAGACCCACCAAAAGGATCAAGGACATGACCATCTTTAGGAGAACCTGCCTTTATACACGGCTCGATAAGATCAGTGGGGAAGACAGCAAAGTGTGCTTCTTTGTATGGCTTAGTGTTTACTGTCCATACTGATCGTTTGTTTTTGGTCTCCGACATCATATCTCTCTCTCGTGTAAGACCATTAAAAACATTCTCTTTATCTTTAGAGTTCTCTACGTTGATAGGTGTCTTGCCACCCCATCGGTTCTGACTAGCCTCTTCCTGTATAGCCTCATGGTCAAAGTAGTAATGTGAGTTCTTACTGAGAAGAAAGATATACTCATGTGCTTTAGTGCATCTGTCCTGTACAGACTCTGGCATGGGGTTCGGCTTGTGCCAAATAATATCCTGTCGTAGATACCACCCATCCTCTTGCAAAGCGAAAGCTACTCGCCAAGGTATGCCCATCAAATCTTTCTGCTTCAAACCTTGAATTTTGTTCGCTCTATGAGGACTACTCTCTGGTTGATCGTGTTTCGTGCTATGAACGCTCTGTTTTACGTTACTTCCACCATCTGCACGATAATTATGATAGGAGTCTCCCAAATTTAGCCACACAGTGCCGTCATCTCTCAGCGTATCTCTTACTCCACGAAACACCTCTACAAGCCGTGAGACGTAATCCTGTGGGGTCAATTCTAAGCCAATTTGGTCATCTTGACGCTTTGCACCACAAATTGGGCATTCTTGACGATAAATCGCATCTCCGACCACATCTCCGTGTTCATACATATTCGCATGACCTGTTGCAGTGTCTTTAGATATCTTCGTGAGACGTTTATGTGGGCAGTTGGGATCGCCACCTATCCATGTTCCTGTATTGTAGTCACGCAATCCGTAGTAAGGTGGAGAGGTGACTACAGTATGGAAGTGATGCTTGGGTAGTTCCTTGAGAACGTCCAAGCAGTTACCTATCTTGATGTTAATCATAATATTTGATTATGCTCACGATAGTCCATGAGTAAGTTCTCAAACTTCTTCAATGCTACATCATTAGTTTTAAGATCACTTCTTGATTTAATTCCAAGTCGGTCACGCAACAATATAGCACAAGCTTCTTCTGAGTTAACTCGTAAATCCTCTTCAAAAGGACTTGTGTCTTCCATGTACATCCAAAAGCTTTCTTCTTTACAAACCATGATAGCACTTTTCATAAGTCTTTCTTTCTTACGTTGCTCATCGCTAATCTCTGGTTGATCTTCATCGTCAAGCTTAACCATTGCAATCATATAGCGACTGCCAACCCAATGTTTGTGTAACTCTTGAGGAACATCATCTGGATGTATGCATAGACGCAAGTTGGTTCCGTTTTTATCTTGCGACATAGACACTTTGATTGCCTCAAACTTCAACGCTAAATCTTTTACATCACTCATCTATCTTCTCCTCTGATGGTTTGGCTTTCACGACTGATACTTTCTTCACTTCATAATCTATAACCTTTTGATGATCGTATCGCCTTTTTGCATAACCCTCTTCACGCTCTCGTGCAAAGTCCTTTGCTTGCGTTATTGTGTTTGCCCTTACTTTCCTTGTGCGTCTATAGGTTACTTCAACTATAACGTCATAAGGCATCGCTCTAAGGTAGCTTGCTTTTCTTCGATCTAGTCTCATTGTATTTACTCCAATTCTTTTTCGCCCACTCAATGGGGTCAATTCCTTGGATAGTCCACCATTTCTTTTCGTTACCATAATGATGGATATCCATATGATGTTCGTGACACATAGGTACAACCCAGTTGTCTCCGACCTTTAATGCAACACCTCTCGGTTCTGCGTACATTATGTGATGAGCCTCGCCCTCTTTACCACAAATAAGGCAAGGCTCACCCCTTACGATAGAAAGATATTTATTATCCCTAACTCTATAGTGAGAATGGGTCATCGTCAGACATGGTTTGTTTTCTAGGCTGACTCATCTCATCTCTAGATTTGCGTTCTTGCAGAACGCTTGCTTTTACAGATAAGAATGTAGACCCAGACTTCTTTGCCGTTCTCTTCCATCCTGCTATAGAAATTTTTGGGAATGCAACACCAGCATGAAACTGATCACTCAAATCCTCGACAACCTCTTGGTTAAGTTCCAAGGTGCCTGTGTAATCTGGATGAGCCTCTTTGCTTTTGTTTACATTTGAAAAAAGACTACCCTGTGGGTATTGGTTTCTATTATCCATTTGATTTCTCCTCATTAAGTAATGTGTCTCTTCTTGCTTTAAACTTCTCTCGACACTTTTCGAGAAGTTCTTCGTCTTCTGCTGTCATCTTATGCACGACATAACCCTCTTCCATGTTCTGTTTCCAGAACTTCATAACCGAATCAGATGTCTTGCAAAGACGTAAGAACCCAACAAACTTTTGTGCAACGTCCTTTAAATGACTAGACTTTACATTTTCTTCTGCACCCTCTGGGTTTTTTATAGTCACATCAAAAAGTTCTATATCACTTTTTTGATCCTGGGCTGCTGCCGACTGTCTTGTTGAAGTGTTTGATGCACCCTCATCTGGCAAATCTTCGCCAGAATAAATCTGTACACCCATACCATGTAAGGCAATAGCCTTTGCCAAGCATCGCTGTAAGGACGTATTGACCTCAAAACTATTTGGATTTTGTAAAGGTTTGTTTGCGTAATTAAGAACAGGCAACATCTCTGTAATAGACTTACCACCTACACTTACAGTTACTTTTGTAAAGCACCATCCGTTCTCATCCTTAAAATATGGAAAGCCTTGTTCATTGCAATGTTTCTCCATTGTAGCATCTGGATATTTATCACACAAAGCACTCCACGCTTTTGCCCAAGAGATGTAGGATAAATTGTTCTTCTTCTCCACCATCTTTTTCTCTTCGACATTTATACCCTTTAGGGTAGACCACACATTTTTTTCACTCATTATTTTCTCCAATCATTGCGTGTAATTTAAAGAACCCCTTATGTTGGGGATATCTATGCATGAAGTAACGGCTATAAAACGCTATGTAGTCGTTACTAATTTTAAATGGGTCTCCATATGTTTCGACACTGGTTTCCCATCTAACACGATTAATTATCAACCAAGCTGATAATCTCTTGTGTCCTTTCTTAATTGCTTGAAGAGAAAACTTTTCAAACAATTCATACACCTGTGGGTTTTTCTTATGCCACGACCACCACTTGGCTTTTCGTGCCTTGAAATACTCAGAGGCTTCTTCACTTGTTTTTATTGGCATTTTTAGACTTCTTATTGTTAAACGAATCAACATCAATAAGATTGCTTTTCATATCGTCTTTGATAATCTTACTTATCTTCTTGACTGTTTCTTTCTTCCAAAATCTATTCTGATGTGCCGTAGACTTCTTGATATTAAAGTTTCTAATATCAAACATCTTTTCTAAATCATCATCACTCATAACATCCCCTCTGGTTTTTTAAGTGGAATCCTAACTTCGATATCGTAGTTCTCTATCTCAACGCAGTTGTTCTTACCGACCCAAGGGTCTTTGAGTTGACCGAGTTGTTGTGCCATCTCTATGCAGTCTTCTTTGTAGCTAAATACTAATCGGTGCATAGCATGATCGTCTGTCTCGATATCTGGTAAGGTAATAAGATATAAAACATAAAACAGCACAGGTTTCATTTGACCACCTTGACTGCATCTATCTTGTCTTCAAGATCACGAATGTCCTTATTCATGTTATTTATCTTTTCGATATCCTCAGTGTCTGGCACTTTAAATCGAATTGTTATTTCCTTGCGATCAGTGAACTGCTTTTCCTCTACAGGTTGCCATCTGTCCAATGGACACTGCACAAGCCAATTATAAAATTGTGTTTTCACACTAAAGTCTTTCTTGCTCATTTAACATCTCCCTATATTGTGAACAAAATTCAGCAACCCCACAGTAGTTCCCACTACATCTAGGATTATCTCCCTTTCTGTGTTCGACATAGTAGTCATCCGACAGATAAGGATTAGCCTTGGAACCTTTTGATGGTTGGCTTTTCTTCCACTCAATATGATCCTCGGCAATCTCTTTATCGTTAAAAAGTTTTATGGCACTTTTTCTGCCTTTCTTCATAACTGCCCATTTGTCTGGTCTCGCCCATCGTTCATCTGAATTACAGATCGTCATAGTATCGTCAAAATCAAACGATTGCCTCGCCTCTTGGTGAATGTCCATTCTACTCTCAACGTAGTCTGTACGAGCCTTAAAAGAGCGTAGAGGTATATCTAAGACAACCATTGGGGTATCTGGGTAATCTGGTTTGATACTAGCCTCTCGCCTATTCCAGTCACGCAAGATCGCACATATCTGTATCTTCTTCACAGGTATCTTCTTTTCTTTCTCAAGAAGATAAGCGTATACGTTGAGTTGGTTTACCCATTCCTGTTTGCTGAATATAACTGACCAGACCGAGGTTACTTTGTAGTCTGTAATAATTATCCCATCGTCCTCTATCTCGTATTGATCGATAGCACCAGATAACGTCCACCCTTTTACGTCTGAGTAGATACGTTCTTCTTTCACTACGTTATCTCCTGTTGCTCCCTCTAGCACTGCGTGTACTGCCGTTCCAAATAAAGCAAACACCATGTCCATCGCATCAGTCGACATTTGATCTCTGTGTTTTTCTCTCATCAAGAGAACACGAGGACTATCGATTAACTGCGTAACAGAAATATCTGACTCGCCTTTGGTGTATTTATCGTTACGAGCAAAGTTTACAAAAGCCTCTGGGAGACCATGTTTATTTGTAATCATTGTTAACCTATGTAATTTTATTTATATTTATTAAAAAGAATATAAGGGAGAGCCATGTCAGTGTCAATGCAAAAAAGTGAAAAAGATATTTTTAATATTACTTTTACAGTGCTAGGGGAACCATGTTCCAAAGCAAATCAAAGACAATTAGTGAAGATTAATAACCGAATAGTTCCAATAAAGTCTAAAAAAGCATTGGGTTATGTTAAGAGTTTTCAAGAACAAGTTCCTAAAATTGATCCCATGACAGAGGACTATGTCAAGGTGGAGATGATGATTTACTACGCATCTAGGAGACCAGACTTGGACGAATCACTTATCTTGGATTGTATGCAAAACTACATCTACTACAACGACAGACAGGTCAAAGCGAAACATATTTTCTGGGGTCTCGATAAAGAAAACCCAAGAACTATTATACGAGTAAGCACCTACAACCATGAGGACACACCAAGCTACTTGACAATCTGAGAGGTCTTGAATTAAATAGAAAAAGTCAGAGTGTAGGAATCATGGAAAACGTACAGATAAACGTCATGGTTCGAAATTTAGGTGTTGGTCAACATAAAATACATTGCCCAAGTTTTGAATGCCGTGACAGGAAGAAGAAAAATTTACGAACCCTATCGGTCAAAGTAGACCCAGATGGGGCAGTTTATTATTGTCATCACTGTAGTCTCTCTGGTTCCGATAATTACAAAGAAGAAAGAGAGGTAACACCGATGTCAGTAGTGAAACAATTAGATGAAAAACCCTTAACAAACAATGGGTTAGACTGGTTGACAAAGAGAGGTATCAGCGAAAAGACAGCCAGTAAGATTGGTTTAAAAAGTTTAAATAATTACATCAATTCCGTGGGGCAGGAAACAGAGTGCGTAAGTTTTCCCTACACTAATCAAGGTCAAGTCTACGCATCCAAGATACGATCCATCAAAGACAAAGGCTTTGCTTGCAATGGATCGCCACAAACATTTTTCAACATAGATAATATAGACCCAGATAAACCATTAATCGTATGTGAAGGCGAGATGGATGTACTTAGCTTCATGGAAGTTGGGTACGATAATTGTGTAAGTGTTCCCAATGGAGCCGTCATGAAAGTCGTGGACGGCAAGATAGACCCAGAGTCAGATAACAAGTTTAGGTTCCTATGGAATGCAAAAGACGTTCTAGAGAATGTGGAAAAGATTATTATCGCAACCGATGACGACTCTGCTGGCAAAGCAATGTCAGAAGAGATAGCGAGGAGAGTGGGTAGACATAAGTGCTATCGATTTAAATATCCAGAGGGTTGCAAGGATGCAAACGATGTTCTGATGCAAAAAAGTTCTAGGGAACTTTTCCAAAGCATAGATCAGGCAGAGCCGTTTCCAGTGTCAGGTTTGTACGATGCGAATCATTTCTACAAAAAGTTAGAGAAGTTATACACTGATGGCTTTGGTAAAGGAGAGTCGACAGGGTATGAGAACGTAGATGATCTGTACACCATAGTTACAGGACAGATTACTGTGGTAACAGGTCATCCAAGTTCTGGTAAGTCAGAGTTTGTAGATCAGTTGATGGTAAACTTAGCAAAGAGCAAGGGGTGGAAATTTGCCGTCTGTAGCTTCGAAAATCAACCAGACATACATTTAGCCAAATTAATCTCCAAGCACTGTGGTAAGCCGTTTTTTGATGGTCTCAGTCCAAGAATGACCAAGGATGATCTATCGAAAGGTAAAGACTTCTTGCAAGAGCATTTTAGTTTTGTGCATCAAGCCGATGGTTCATTAGCAACACTGTCATCAATCATAGAAAGATTAAAGGTAGCAGTGCTACGTCATGGTGTTAGAGGATGTGTCATCGACCCATATAACTACATAGCCAAACCAAACGATGTGAAGGAGACTGATTGGGTTTCTGATATGCTGACACAACTACGAGTGTTTGCTCAAAGTTATGATGTCCACCTTTGGTTTATCGCTCACCCAACAAAGATGTTGAGGGATAGTTCTGGTAAGGTTCCTGTTCCAAAAGGATATGATATATCTGGTAGTGCATCCTGGTTTAGTAAAGCTGATGTGGGTCTCACTGTACACAGACCCAACCCATCCGAATCAAACGTCACTGAAATACATTCATGGAAGTGTAGATACTCATGGGTCGGCAAGCAGGGAGATACGTCTCTTAACTACAATGCTGTTACATCATCCTATAGTGAGATGAAACCCAAGGGTATATACGATGACTTCATTGGAGATGATGACCCTCCTTTCTGAACAAAGTTGGTCACGAGCAGTTGGACACGATGTGATGATAAGTCCACATCTTGTGCCGAGCCGAAACCAAAACGCAAAATATTGAGCCGACAACCTTGACAAAATAAAGAAAAAAGATTTATATCTGAATTGACCAATGTAATTTTCACTCTGACAAGATTGTGTCAATTTAACTGAGCCTCTTCGGAGGCTCTTTTTTTTGGTTGGAAACGCGGGACCCCCGTGCCAGCATCCAAAAAGTTATATAGAACTTTTTTATTCTCAAAAAAAAAGACAAAAAAAAAGCCCCCAGACAAAATGTCTGAGGGCTGAGTTGGGAGGAAAGTGTCTGCTAAAAAAAAGTGGGGATAGGCATTAAGGATTGTTTCGGAAACCTATCCCCAAGTTTTCCAATGGGCAAAGGGGAGTGAACCCTTAGCAGGCAGATGCCCATTGGTGTTCTATTCTAAACCTCGGAGTTCTTTTCTCCAAGTAGAAATTAGATTGCTCAAACCCTCGGCACACTCTAGCCGACCAGATAAGATACGATCTTCCTCTGCATCTGATTTCTGAGGGTCTTGATTTTTATTATCGTTTATCTCGCCTTTTAACCACTGCTCAACTCGATAAAGAATAACTGCGTCATGCCAAATGTCTTGCGTCACGCTAAGATTTGGCTTTTCATTTGGCTCGATATTTTTCCATTTAATTTTACTGTTCATTTTTTCACTCCTATATAATTAATATAATTTAAAAACCATTGCATAAATGACCTACAATCAATGTTAGTTTCTACACAACCACATCTAAATTGATCAGATTGAAACCTAAATTCGTATTGCCACTCCATACCCTTGGGGTGATAAAAGTACAAGTCACCTGTGCCATAATCGTGATTGCTGATTTCATTTATTCTTCTGTTTATTGTTCTATGTTTCCAATTAACATGAGCATAAAAAGAGCCTTTGGGTAGTGGGTCTTCTACGTCATCATAACCTCTAGAATATTTAGGCTCATAAGATATTATTCCCATTCGCAACATTTCTACATTATCTTGAAAGCCATCATTATTCTCTCCAAGTAAACCAAGTGCAGTTTCTTTTTTCATTTTTTCACTCTCTTTCTGATACATGATTGCATCCACAGGGAGACTATCGCTAGTCTCCCAAGGGATAAAATCATCTAGTAATCGGCTCCCCAAAAGCCAATTAATAAGAAGACAAAGTCCACAAGGGCGAGACTCGCCCATGTAGACAGTTGATCAAAGTCATCGATAGCTATCGAGTTAATAACACCGAGGGTTATTATCCAGAACGCTATACCAGAAACAACCAAGACCTTATTGAGAAAACCTCTATTCCAAAATTCAAACATTGGTTCCCCCCATCTCGATAGAAAAAGCACACCAGATAAAGATAAGCACTAGTATGCCCATGAATACAAAGATGCAGTTGAAAATATCGATAGGGTGCATCTCCTTAATGTAATTTAATATTTCTCGAATAGTCATGATTAATCTCCCAATAAAGTTGAAGTTGCTCTGCTATTGTATCGTCTCTCGATAAGAGAATAAGCAGAATGAATGTCCTTACCAACACCGACCAGATCGTCTTCCATAGTCTTCTTACGCAAGACCCACCAATCAGAATGCACCTCTGGCTGAAACTTTGTGCCTCTACGCTTGAATGCAAAGTCAACTAGAAGAGCCTTGAAAGATTCGATACCCTCTTCGACTAGGTAGTCCTTGGGTTCGCTTTGCAAGTCCATCACTAGGTATCTACGCTTACCAGACTCCACACAGTCGAGACCTTTATTTTGAACTTTCCACTTCCAAGTATATGGTGGGCATAGTGTTTCGCCAAGGTGACTGGTCAAAGGATAAACTGACTCAGTGTTTAAATTTGGTCTACGCTTTTTAATAGTGACATTGGTGTATGCCTTGGGAAAGTGACTACGCATCGTATCACGAAAAGCCATATCGTTTTCCATCATACGCAACTCAAGCCTATCAAGATCAGCACATACAATCTTGCCATCCTTGACGTTGTAGGTCTCGCCTCTGGCATCTGCACGAAACTCTCGTATATGCTTGATCGCATCGGCTATGCCTTTGATTGCAAGCATAGTGCTTTCGTCTTTAGTTGGGGCAGATTGTCGTAAGTTCATTAGGTAATCCCTTACGTCATCATCGAAATTTCTATTTATACTGAAACCATAGAAATGTTTAGCAGTCATCTGCTTGTGCAACTCTTGCACAACCTTAGACGGCACTTGATAGATTTTTCGCATCATATCAATCTGCTCTTGATACAAAGCCACCATCTTGTGAGGTGGCAGTACGTTAGAAAATATTGTCATTGTTTCACTCCTTTATGACAGTTGAAATTATAGGGGAGTTTGATGTTGATAAGGATAAACTCCCACACCGAAAACAGCCTTGCAATTAGAGGTTTGAGCCTTGTTTAAAGAGTAGTAAACCATGATCGCACCGACCAAAATATACTCTGATACCCAAGGGTACCTCGATAGGGATCGAAAAAAGTTACATATAACTTTTATGATCCCCATCCAGTTACTCTTGTTTTTTCCAATAACCATACACTGCACGATTAACATTACCCAGAGCATCGTATCGTCTCGGATCGTGGTAATGATTAATAACTCCATCGATAACAGCAACAAGATCGCCAGATACTTTTACAATAAGGTTACCCTCTGGCAGTTCTTCTTTACGCAGATGCACCTCTACTCCAGAGCCTATACGCATTGTCGAATGCCAATCGAAACCAATACTGCAAATGTAATCTTTGACCTTTTGGTATTGAACTCGTCTCGACTTCGATGCGTCATGTATCAATTTCATTTGCTCATGGGCATCGATGTAGGAAATGTCAGAGGCGATAGCTATCGCCACTGAACCAAAATATAGTTTAGGTTTTCTAGCATTTGGATGCTTGGGAAGGAATGGATGATAGAACCATTCCCCCCCATCGTTGTGCTTGTACTCCATCACTGATCCACCTTGATAGTCTCGCCAAAGGGTGCCTCACTCTTGGTAGGCGATACGTTGACCCAGAGGACAGGATAGTGAGGTGCCTCTTTTGGATAGTCAAAGATACCCATGTCAGTAAAGACCACAAGCCGATCAACCTCGATACCTGTCTCCTCGATGTAGTCAAAGACAGGCTGAACACAGGTGCCACCTCTGCCCTTGATGTTGATCTTCTCGACCTCTTCGCCTTGATCAAAGAACTGCACCTTATCTGCGTTAACACTCGCATCGAATGGTATCACTGTTACACTCTCTGGCTTGAGGGTCTCGCAGAGATAGTTCAACTCGGTAAAGCCTTTCTTTAACTCGGAGTCATGAACTGATCCAGACTGATCCTGTGCAACAACCACATGACCAATGCCTCTTCTCTTGATAGTCGGATCAATAACTCCTGTAGTGCGATACCTAACGATGTTGATCTTTTCATCGCTCCAACCATCTGGACAATCGCCACCTTTCATAAACCTGTCGAACTGATCAGACCATAGAATGGTAGGCTCTAGCAACTCATCGATGATGCCATGCAACTCGGTAGGAATATCTCCTCGGCTCCTATGCTGACTAGCATTAAGTAGCTTTTGATCTGCGTCTGCCTCGGCAAGCTTGTATTCAGTCTCTGACAAAGCAGAACCATCGGCTTTCTTTGGCTCGATAACATCGCCCCAACCTTGAGGCTGAGGAGCCGAACCACCACCAGACTCGCTTGGCTGATTGCCAGAACCTTGACCTTGTTGATTGCCTTGACCATCGGTAGGCTGACCATCATCTCCCTCATCGCCCTTGCCTTTGGTGGGTGGCTCTGGTGGCTCCGACATATCTTCTCTGATCTTGTTGTAGATAGTCTCGGCTGTAAAGGTGCTATACTCATCTTTGAATAAGGCACCCTCTGGCAAAGTAAACCCACCTCTTTTTAGGATGTGATTGATAGCATAATCGCAAGCGATATTCCAAAGCTGATGCACTCGACCTCTCATACGCAATGCGTGTTTGAAAAGAATGTGCAACACCTCGTGAGCGAATACTCCAACGACCTCTTGCTCAGTAATGCTATCGACAAAGGCTCGGTTCCAGAAAATACTGGAACCATCGGTAGCCATAGTCATAACAGTGTTATCCTCTCGGACAACACTGCTCAGTAATGTAGACCCATAGAATGGGTGCTTTAAGATCAGATAAGTTTTAGCCTTAGCGATCTTTTTATCTGCATCGAGTGTGATCATATCATTAACTCCCTACCAGTTGATCTTAACCATGCTTTAACATCTGGGTGCTTGGCAAAAGAGTTGTCTCTTCTGACTGCATCCTTGATGCAAACGACTGCCATCTCTTGAGATGTAAGCCTTGAAACATAAGCAATAATCTTGCCCATGTTTGCGTTGTTAGCCTTGAGAGACAAGGCACCACAAAGAGCATACTGAACGTCTGGTCTCTCTGGTATTCTTGCAGTCTCTGCGTTAGCGATTAGGTTGTCCAAGTCCAAGAACTCTGGAACGTCCTTGATGATCTTAAGGAAACCGATAAAATCTGCACAGGCTGACTCGCCAACAATGCCAGAGATGATCTGCTGAAGAACTGATCCAGTCAAACCCTGTAGCTTGAGAGCATTACTTACTCGCTCCCATGATCTAGGGTTGCTATTGCAATCGGCTAAGGGATCATTCTTGCAGAAGAACTCGCCCCCTCTCGCTCTGAGATAGGAATAAACTTTGAAATCCCACCCAGACTCTGCACCATGATTGCAAGTGTCTTCTAAGTCTGCATCGGCAAAAAGATAGACCAAGCAGTCTCTGAAATGAGAGGGCAATCTCTTGGCTCCTGCCTTGTCCATAACTCTGTTACCAGCAAGTACAACGAACCAACCCTCTGGCAGTTTGTACTGACCTACACCGAGACCAAGTACCAACTGTCTAGCGACATTTATAACCATTGGGTCTGCCTCTGGTGCCTCATCTAAAAAGAACATACCCTTTTTAAATCCTTGGTTGTACAACTCCCAAATCTTATGGTGCCAATCTGGCTCGGCAGTCACTACCTTGGTGCCATCATCGTTAGGCAACTTTTGCCCACCTAAAAGTGATGGCTCTACCTCGGCTAATCGATAGGTAAAAATGCCCCAGTCATCGCCAAGAATTTTCTTGGCATCGTGGACGCAACAAGTCTTACCGATTCCTGGTTCGCCTACCACAAAAGGATTTAGGATAGATGCATCAGTAGCCTTACCAGACTGCTGATTTGCTAGGTTGTGTGTCATAATTGAAACGATTGAGTCTCTAATATCTGTAAATCTCATTTTTTCACTCCTTATAATTGATTGAGATTGATTGATGCTGATTGCACCTATCAAGGCAGTAAAAGTTATAGGGAACTTTTTTACTGCCCTGTTAGACATAATCAGAATGGGTTGTTGTCTAAGTCTGCTTGAGCCTTAGCGTCTGCATTTGCAGAGGCTACCAACTGAGCAGAGCAATCGTTGACCTCTTCGTTGATCTTCTGCTCTTCTTTTTTGGTCTTCTCTGCCTTGGCACCCTTGGCATTCATCTTGTCTTTGGCAGTCTTGGTTGCCTCAAATACCTCTTCGAACTTTCGCAAGTCTCTAGCATCAAGACCACCTTTCCAACCACCACCATCTTTAGTCGGCTTGCCAAGGATTTTCTCTACAAGCTTTTCAACCTCTGATTGATCCTGTCTCTGTGGATCAAAATGCTTGATCAACTTAGCCTCAGAGGTCACACCCAGAGCATCAAATTTATTCTTGATCTCTTGTACTAGGGTTGCTCCAGATAGGTTGTGCATCTTCTTGAGAGTGCCATCCTTGTGAAAGCTTTCGAAAACCCACTGAGTTTTCTCTACTACTTTTTTCAACTTGGAGGGCGAAAGCTTAGCCTCTTCTGAGCAGTCCTTACGAAATGCCTTAACGTCTTTAGTTGAGATTGTAGGCTCCTTGTACTTGGCAAAGGCTGAGACAGTGACGCAGTAAATGTCGATGTTGCCTTGATTGATAGCCTCGGCATTAGCCTTGTTATGCTTTCGCATTACCTCAATGTTTGAGGCTGTTTCTCTGATTGTAGTCGCTTGATCTTTAGTTAATATTGTCATGGTTTTCACTCCTATTTGACGTTGATTTTTGCCCTGTAATTACAGGCGAGTCGAGCCTCAACTGAGGCTCTCATCGTTTGTAATTATTGTTGCACCTCTTGAAATCCAACCATTGCAACCTTGTATGTCTTGTCGTTGAAGATCATATGATCGCCCATTGATGTTGATCGATGCCCCCATTCTTTCCCATCGATAACCTCAAGAGGCTCAACTACTTTTACAAAGCTGTTATAGTCTCCATTCTCTTGACCATCATCGAACTCTTTTTTCTTGATAGACCAACTACCATTGACGTTGTTAGTCCATCGGTATGCATACTCCAGAGCCTCGATTGGATCAGTGTCGGTTGGAACTAAAACAGTCGCAACGAACTGGTCTTTGTCATCTGCAAATCTTGCCTTGTGGATCACCTTAATTTCTGAAACTTCAATACCCATTTTTCACTCCTTGTTTTTATGGTTAATTCTAAAAGAGATGCAGAACTATTTCTGCACCTCTCGTAAAACTAGTCTTGTCGTTGTGGCATCCCTCTAATCACATTGTGGCTTTTGTGGGTTATAGGTGGGGAAGTGTTTCATCTAGTTGCCTGTTCATGCCGATGTATCAAATCACTATCTAGTACTCTTATCCGTTGGTCTTGCCTAGGGTCATTGGGTCACAGGTGTTCTAGCTACCTTGGGTTCTTGCGATATCTGGGTCGTATATGTCTCCTTGCGAATCAGTTGGACAGGGCAATGCCCCTTACCCACCAAGTTAGCGATTTTGACAGGTATGTCAAATAAATTATTTGGCATAGCTAATTCATTGATACCTTTGAAGAAAAGTTATCTCTAACTTTTTTGGGTCTTTTTTGTGCGTATATAATAGAGAGACCTTTTTTAACTGATGCAGATAATCTTTACCTTGCGTCAACTTTTGTACCCTGTTTGTTCTGGTTTTAGCGAAAATTAAGTCATTGATTTTATTGACTTTTTTTTTAGCAAAATGTCGAAAAGTACAGAAAGTGAACTGCTAAGTCATTGATTTTAAAGGATTTTTTTTTTGAACCAAAAAAGCTAAAATGGACGATAAGCGTCACTGAGTGGGTGTTAGCCGATTTCGTGACCCAGAACACCTAAAACGATATAAAGGCTCTGTATGACGCTTAAAACTATGTTGCCCTTTTGTTCTTTTAAGTGCTATATAGGACTATTACAGAAAAGTTATCGCTCACTTTTTGAGGAGATTTGAGACCATGACAGACCGAAAAAAACCCAAATTAAAGCTCGTAAAAGGCAAGGCAAAACCTCGGCACCGACTGACTGCTAAGCAGTCTAAATTCATTGATTGTGTCCTAGGCATAGGAGTAAAGAACCCTATGACCCTGAGTGATGCCTACAAAGCCTCTTATGATTGTAAATCATTCAGTGATGCGAATATCCGAAAAGAGGCTCACCTCTTATTCCGATCCCCCAACATTACCCCAACTTATGAGGACAGGAAATTGCAGATAGAGGAACGTCATCGGACGCAGTCGCTCAATCGATCACACCAAATAATTACAGGTCTGGAACGAGAGGCTAACGACTTTGAGCATGGCAGTCCAACAAGCCGAGTCCGAGCCTTAGAGCTACTGGGCAAGCTTAAGGATGTTAGGCTCTTTAGTTCTGATATCTCAGTCGAGGACTCCAGATCATCTGATCAAATCAAAGAGGAACTAGAGAAAAAGCTTAAGACACTACTAGGAGAGTAACCCCACCTACCCCCACCCCCCTATGACAAGCCACCTAGCTAGACACGAGTATATATAGTAATCTGCACATAGAATCATATGGATTTCATAAAACGGTTCAAAGTCAATGAGTGGGTCATCTTTAGTGTCCTATTTTCGTATATTATGGAAAGGCTTATAGAAGGCGATACAGAGGGTTTAATGGTTTGGTGGTACTTGGTGTTATATTTAGGTTCACTGCCTACTGAGTAACGCTTATTTCTTGGCTATGAGGCTATCTAGCTTCTGTTCTAGACGTAATAAGTGTTCGACAACTTTTTCTATGTCATCTTTGTGATCATTCTTGTGTACATATTGTTCTCTGGTTTTGTTGAGAAGTATCTGAACTCTTTTGAGTTCATCACTTTGGGATTTGATATACCACGCTATTGGTGCTACTATCACCGTGAGCAGTATGTTCCATATTGTTGCAAGTTCTAATACCAAGGTATACCTATAAATTACTATGTAATTTTAACGATATACCTAAAAAGGTATACCTTATTATACAGGTATACCGAATAAAGGAGAGGATGTAAAGAGAAAATGAGTGAATATAGAAGATATCATGCATCTAAGAAAATGAAGCAGGAACGGGCTTTGAGAAATAAAAACCGTAGAGCTGCTTTAAAAAAAGGAACAGTGAAGAAAGGCGATAAGAAACACATAGACCACAGGGATGGTAACCCTCGGAACAATAGAAAAACAAACCTAAGAGTTGTATCTGCCAGAAGAAACAGAAAAAAACAGTGAACATTCAATCAAAAGATATAAAAGATAAGATCGCTCTTCTTCCTATAGACCAACAAAAGGAGATGCTAAAGCTTTTAGAAGAATACGAAATAGCAAAACAAAAAGATACAGCTAAGACAGACTTCCTGTCCTTTGTTCGTATGATGTGGTCGAGCTTTATCGGAGGTGAACATCACGAGATCATGGCTGATGCTTTTGAGAGAGTGGCTCGTGGTGAGCTAAAAAGACTGATAATCAATATGCCACCCCGTCATACCAAGTCAGAATTTGCATCGTATCTTTTTCCTGCTTGGTTTTTGGGGCAGTATCCAGATAAGAAGGTGATCCAAACAGCCCACACTGCTGAGTTGGCAGTGGGCTTTGGTAGAAAAGTGCGTAACCTCATACAGTCAAAAGACTTTCAGAATGTTTTTAGTGGCATTGAACTGTCTACAGACAGTAAAGCCGCAGGAAGATGGAACACAAACAAGCGTGGCGATTACTTTGCGATAGGTGTTGGTGGTGCTGTAACAGGTAAAGGTGCTGATATTCTGATAATTGATGACCCCCACTCGGAGCAGGAGGCACAATTAGGACAGTACAACCCTGATGTCTACGACAAAGTGTACGAATGGTACACATCAGGACCTCGTCAGCGTCTACAACCAGGAGGTGCCATCATACTTGTGATGACCAGATGGTCAAAAAGAGACCTAACAGGGCAAATTATCAAGAGTATGTCAGAAAGAGAGGGTGCAGATGAGTGGGAAGTGATAGAATTACCTGCAATTTTACCTTCTGGTAACGCATTATGGGGTGAATTTTGGAGTTTAGAGGAGTTAGAGAGCCTAAAAGCTGAATTACCTGTCGCAAAATGGAACGCACAGTACCAACAAGACCCCACATCCGAGGAAGGAGCGTTAATTAAGCGTGAATGGTGGCAGGAGTGGGAAGAAAACGAGCTACCACCCTGTGAATGCATCATACAATCATGGGATACAGCGTTTTTAAAGACAGAAAGAAGCGATTATAGTGCCTGCACCACATGGGGAGTGTTCTATCACCACAAAGATGTCGATCAAAACCGACCCCACCTCATCCTACTGGACGCATTTAAGGAAAAGCTAGAATTTCCAGAGCTAAAAAGAGCAGCATACGATAAATATTGGGAATGGGAGCCTGATCAGATGATTATAGAGGCAAAAGCATCGGGTGCGCCGCTTGTTTTTGAGCTTAGAGCTATGGGCATACCTGTTACAGAGTTTACCCCCACTAGGGGTAACGATAAAATTGCCAGAGTAAACGCAGTTACTGACTTGTTTTCTAGTGGCAGTGTGTGGTATTATTCAGCTAGATGGTCGGATGAGGTTATCGAAGAATGTGCATCTTTTCCATCTGGTGAGCATGATGATTTAGTTGACAGCACTACACAGGCACTGTTAAGATTTCGTCAAGGTGGATGGGTTCGTGCCGAAAGAGACGACTGGGATGACGAGCCAAAATACAGGAGACCAGTAGAATACTACTAAGGAGCAGTTATGGCAGACGAAAAGAAAAAGAAAGACGGTGTGACCTTTAAGCAAAGAGTTGAAAGGTCTATGGGTACAGATTTTGGTAAAAAGAAAGCCAAAAAAATTCTTGAAAAAGACAAAGCAAAAGGAAATGATCCTAATAGGATAGTTGCTTTTCCACCAAAGAGAGGACCTGGCTTACCGAAGCAAGGAGTGTCCACTGCTCCCCCAAAGCCTAAAAAACCTAAACAGCCAAACTTAGCAAAGCCTGCAAAACTGGTTAGGAAAGGACCTGCTTTAGGAGCAACACCTAAGAAAAATATAGGAAAAGGACAAGCAGAAGGAGGAGCTAATCCTTTAAAAGGAAAACCAAGAAGTATAGCTGAAGCCAAAAAGAGAGGCGAGGTTTACTTTTTTGATAGTAAAGGTGTTAAGAAAATAGCAGCGACTGCAGCAGACTTAAAAAGAACAGGTCTTAGTCTAAAAGAGTATGCTAATAAGTTTGCACCTAAGAAACAAACCAAGAAACAAGCCGAAGCATTAAAAGGATTTGCCGCTACAAAGAAAAGAGGCGGTGGCGTTATGAAGAAAAAGGGTGCCAGAGTTGGTGGTGTAATGAAAAAGAAAGGTGCCAGAGTAGGCGGAGTAATGAGGAAAAAAACGGCTAGAGTTGGAGGTGTAATGAGGAAGAAGACAGCTAGAGTCGGAGGAGTTATGAAAAAGAAAAACATGGCTGCAGGAGGAAGAACCACTATGAAAAAGCAAATGATGCGTGGTGGTGGAATGACAGGCATGAAAAAGAAGATGATGGCTGGCGGTGGAGCCATGAAGAAAAAAGGCTATGCTATCGGAGGTGCTATGAAGAAAAAAGGCATGAAAAAAGGTGGCAAGGTTATGAAAATGAGAGGTGGAGGTCTAGCCACTAGAGGCACTAACTTCAGAATCAGATAATGGCTGTAGATAAAAACCTTGAAAAATTCGAGGTGGATGTAGAAGAAAATCCGTCCGAGTCTGAATTAAAAGTAGAAGTGGTAAACCCAGATGCTGTATCTGTGGAAACAGATGATGGTGGAATAGTTGTAGACTTTGAAGGAAGTGCCACCGAAGAACTTATGGGTGCAGATCATAACTCTAACTTAGCAGAGTTCATAGAAGATAGTGATCTTGATGAAATGGCATCCGATCTTGTTAGCGATTTTGAATCAGATAGAACATCTAGAAAAGAATGGTCAAGGTCTTATGTGAAGGGTCTTGATCTTCTTGGTATGAAGATAGAAGAACGAACCCAACCTTGGGAAGGAGCTTCAGGAGTTTTTCATCCCTTACTATCAGAGGCTATTGTTAGGTTTCAGGCTCAGGCAATGGGAGAAATATTTCCTGCGTCAGGACCTGTACGAACAAAAATCGTAGGAAAACAAACAAAAGAAAAGAACGAACAGTCAAAGCGTGTAGAGCATGAGATGAACTATATGCTGACGGAAGAAATGACAGAGTATCGTGACGAAACAGAGCAGATGCTCTTTCGTTTACCTCTTGCAGGATCAGCATTTAAGAAGGTTTATTACGATCCAATAATGGAAAGACCATGTGCTATGTTTGTTCCTGCTGAAGATTTTGTAGTTTCTTACGGTGCGTCTGATCTTATGTCGTGTTCACGTTATACCCATGTTATGAAAAAAACAGAAAACCAAGTAAGAGAACTACAGGTCAATGGATTTTACAGAGACATAGAACTACCAGAACCAACAAGAGATGAATCAGACATACAAGAGAAGTATGATGAGATGGATGGAAGTGAGTCCGTATATGATGATGACGATAGGCATACCATACTAGAGATGCACGTTGATCTGGAAATGCCAGAACCTTTCGAAGATAAAGATGCACTGGCAAGACCATATATAGTTACCATAGATAAGTCATCTAGAACGATATTATCGATAAGAAAAAACTGGTATGAAAGCGATGAAAAGAAAACTAAGCGACAGCATTTTATTCATTATAGATATCTTCCTAGCCTTGGGTTTTATGGTACAGGACTTATTCATCTTATTGGTGGGTTGGCTAAATCGGCAACGTCCATACTGCGTCAGCTTATTGATGCAGGTACGTTATCGAATCTTCCTGCTGGTCTTAAAGCTCGTGGTCTTAGGATTAAAGGGGATGATTCGCCTCTCATGCCTGGTGAGTTCAGGGATGTCGATGTGCCTGGTGGTGCGATACGAGATTCCATTACGTTTATACCTTATAAAGAACCATCCTCAGTATTATACCAGTTGTTGGGAAATATTGTGGAAGAGGGAAGACGAATTGGGTCGGTAGCTGATGTGCAAGTGGGGAACATGAACCCACAGGCTCCTGTTGGTACAACACTAGCCTTGTTAGAGCGATCTATGAAAGTGATGTCTGGGGTGCAAGCACGACTACACGCCTCTTTGAAAAAAGAACTTCGTATATTAGCTAAGTGTATCCATGACTTCATGCCTCCAGAGTATGCCTATGAAATGGAAGGTGACTTCTCAAGAACAGAAGATTTTGATGGAAGAGTGGATGTAATACCAGTATCTGATCCGAATGCCTCCACAATGGCACAACGAGTAACACAATATCAGGCAGCCCTACAATTAGCCCAACAAGCACCACAGCTATACGATATGGGAAAGCTACATCGACAGATGCTAGAGGTGTTAGGAATAAAAGATGCATCAGATATTATCAAACTACCTGACGATATAAAGCCGAATGATCCAGTAACAGAAAACATGGCGATCATGAAGCAAGAACCTGTCAAGGCGTTCAAGTACCAAGACCATGAAGCGCACATTGCTGTACATACTGCTGCTGCTCAAGATCCAAAGATACAGCAAATCATTGGTCAATCGCCATTTGCGTCTGCTATACAGAATGCCTTGGCAGCTCACATTACCGAACACGTTGCGTTCCAGTACAGAAAAGAGATAGAAAAGCAGTTAGGTGTGGAAATGCCAGACGAAGAAAAGCCTTTACCAGAGGATGTAGAAGAAGAATTGTCTAAATTAACGGCAGAAGCTGCAGCCAAAGTGCTGAAAAAGGGTCAGGCAGAGATGGCTCAGGCTGAAGCCATGAAAAAACAGCAAGACCCACTGACAATTATACAGCAAAAAGAAATAGCTCTAAAAGAAGCTGAGTTTGAGCATAAAAAACAAATGGATATTGCCAAATTACAGACCGATGTGCAGAAAACTAAGTCAAATGAGAAGATACAGGGTGCTAAACTAGGCATTCAGGTAGCTACAGAGGCTGATAAATCACAGAAAAAGGCTATAAAGGACGGTGTAGACATAGGATTAAACCTTGCAAGGGATTTAGCCTCTGATGAATGACGATTATGGACTGATTTTAAAACGAATCAGTGATCAAAAGACCCAAATACAGGAACATTTATGCATGGGAGGTGTAAAAACCTTCGATGAATACACCTCAATGGTCGGTGAATACAGAGGATTGGTAAAAATAGAGCAAGAAATTTTAGACTTGCAAAAGAAAGCCATTGAGGATTAAATAATCTCAACGTATTTAAACGCAAGGCAACTGTGAGCCTAAATCACTGCATGAGGTAAAAATGTATTCAACTGCAAAAAAGGAGAGTGACGAAAAAGTTGCTTCTCAAATGCCCAAACCAAAGGGCTATAAACTCCTAATATCCCCAGTACAAGTAGATGAGAAAACCGAAGGTGGTGTGTATATGCCTGATGCTTTACGAGATGCCGAAGGTATAGCATCAATCATAGGTTTTGTTGTAAAAATGGGAGATGACGCTTATAAGGACGAAAAAAAGTTTCCTAATGGAGCGTGGTGTAAAGAGGGTGACTTTGTAATATTCCGATCTTACTCTGGCACTCGATTTAAAATTCATAATGAAGAATTTAGGTTAATCAACGATGACACCGTTGAAGCCGTAGTTGATGACCCAAGAGGATATAAAAGAATATGAGTGATACAGCAGAAAAAATAGTAGAAGAGCAAGAAGTTCAACAAGATTTAGACTTTGGCAATGAAAAGCCAATTCAAACACCTAAAAAAGACGATGCACCATTTGAGGTGGAGATTGTTGACGACAGACCTGAAGAAGACAGGGTTGCAAAAAGAAACGAAAGTGCAACCACTAAGGTTGAGGATGATGACGATGAAGCCAAAAACTATAGTGAGAAGGTGCAGAAGCGTATAAAGGCTCTAAAATACGACTATCACGAAGAGCGTAGAGCCAAAGAAGAAGCATCTCGTCTACAAGAAGAAGCATTAAACTATGCCAAAAAACTTCAAAAAGAAAACGAGGAACTGCGTAAAAGCCTGTCTGATGGCGAGAGTGTTTTAATAAATCAGGCTAAAGGCAGAGTGGATGCAGAGCTAGA